AGATGAGTCACTTAAAGGATTTATGTTAATGTTGAACGTTAATCCTGGGTATTCAGAGTATACAGATCTGAATAATAATTTTACAGAATTTACATCGGTTGTAACAAGTTATATATTAAAACTTGTTGTAATAAATACATCTGAAACACCCCTCGCCAAATATTCAGCTAATGCTAAAACTTCTGAAACCATAAAAAGTTTGTTTTCTGAAGCAAAATTACAACAACTTATATGGAAAAGATCTATTGTAGATGGAAGGCCACCTATATGTCCATCTATTGCTAACTTTTCTTTATTTATGAGTGATTCAGTTGCATTTTTAAAATATCTCAAGAATAAAACTATAGGAAGAGAAGATTTACAGAATTTATTTACTTATTTATTATCGTGTATAAAAAGAGAGACTGATGGAATTGGTGTTATAGTTATGCCAACGATAGAAGATTCATTTGTATTACAAGATTGCATAAAAGAAACAATAAGGGAAACAATGTCCATAACACCAGAAATTATACATAGTCTATATGAAAATAAACATACAATATATTCAAGAGTTATATCACAAATAGTAAGATTATTCTTGATAGGATATGTTATACATTTTGATTTACATTTCAATAATATATTGATATATGTAAAAGATGGCGATGGAAGCATAGAATCTAGGATACGGGCAGTAATATTAGATTTTGAAATGGCGTCAGACATATCTTATGAAGGCACTGATACAAGTTTTAGTGAAACACGAAAAATACCGATACGACCTCGGATGAGTGAATTTATGGCTTTAATGACAGATGCTGAAACGGACAAGGCACAGTTTATGTATGATGTGATGGAGTATATTACTTATATTAGTCACGGTTATAATCAACTTAGACTCAAATATTCGAATCCAAATTTGCATCAAATGACATGGTATGACAATATAAATAATTCATTAAGTGAAGAAGAACGACATTATATATTTGAAAATGCATTTGATTATTTGGAAGAAGACTTGACGCCGTCTACTGGAATTTCTCATTCTATGATAAACTCTTATGAGGAAAGTGGACAACTTATAAATTTTAGTGAACCTAGTCATTTCATAGTAAATTTTACAGAACCCGATGAGAATCCTTCAAAAAGAAGAAGATATTCGAGATCTTCGCCCAAAATTTCTTCATTTGGCTGGGATAATATATTTAGTGTTTTTAAAGGTGGTACAAGAAAACGTAGATAAAATTGAAATAAAAATAACAGGTTATATATTTTTAAAAATGATCTCCATTATCTCTATCGAAGGAAATATCGCCGCCGGAAAAAGTACCTTTTTGGAAGAACTGAAGGATCGGTACGCTTGTAACCCAAATGTGGTATTCTTAGATGAACCAGTGGAACTGTGGGGAAACATCAAAGATAAATATGGAGTTTCAATGTTACAGAAATTTTACAGTAATCCTAAAAAATATTCGTTCGCCTTCCAGATGATGGCTTTTATATCTCGACAGAGTATGCTCAGGAAAAAAATAGAAGAACTACAATCGAACGCACAGAGTGAAACAAAACAAGTTATTATTACAGAAAGAAGTGTCCTTACAGATAAATGCGTGTTTGCTCAAATGCTTTACGATGACGGGATGATGGAAGACGTCGAATTTCAAATATACACAAATTGGTTTGAAGAGTTTTCGGTAAAACAGCTCGACAAGGTAATTATGCTTCAATCGGCACCAGAAATATCATATGAGCGAGTGATCAAGCGCGGACGCCCCGGGGAGGTAATCTCGTTGGAATATTTAGAAAAATGTGAAAAGTACCACGAAAAAATGTTACTAGATGTAGATAAGATGATTATTGATGCAGATGAAGACATTTACAGGAACCCCGCCATTCTAGAGGAATGGTTATGCAAAACAAACGAAATTATACAATTTTATCTCACAAAGTAGTCTCTAAGCAAAACAAGTATTCTTTTATGCTCTTGTCCTCATTATATTCGAATGATTTGAATCTTTTGTAATCCTTTTCAAAAACAGAAACATTTCCATATTTTTCCATTATAGAAATCATTTTTTCTTTCGAGACAATGCTTTCACTGTTATACGAAAGAAATATCCACTTTGCGTTTAACCTTTTAAAAAGCGCTTCGAATGAAGAGATTGCGTCCTTTTTACAGAAAGAAGACGAAAAACAGTCGGTTGGTATACCCGTTACACCTTTTAGTTTGCTGGCATTTTGCTCTTCTTCTGTTTTTGCAATTATGTTTAACGGAAAATAGTTTTTTGAATATTGTCTGGCATTATAAGGTGGATCCAAGTAGACCATATCCATTTTAGGAAATTCTTGATGCATTATGTCTCCGTGAAAAACGATTGAATCATTGCAAGAAATCTCGTTTGTGTGAATTGGTGTTATCACAATATCTTTGAGAGCTTTGTCCTTGAATTTTTTCAAAAAACAACCATAAACAGCGGGCACATTGCTCACTGCATCCGCGCTTACGATTATGGAAGCAAGAATAAAATTGTATTCATTTTCGTCGATATCCTTTATTTTATCCAGCTTATGTCGAAGGTAATCGATTCTGTTCGCATTTGAAACTGTAAAGAACATTCTTTCCGAACCACTGGGACTATAATTCTGTGAAACATAACCATCTAGTTTTCCCATATCATTATTCATTTCCTCTATAATATCTCTGCATTTCTGAGAGTATACAGAAGAGGCAAGTGCGCGAGTAATGACTACACTGTATAGCTCAGAATCATTTGCGACAACTTTTGCTCCCATTTTTCGAAAATGATACGAAACAACCCCTGTCCCTGAAAACAAGTCCCCAATCACTTTATCTCCAAAATCTGTCCATTTTGTTTTTTCAGAGATTTTCAAAGTGATCCAGTCGAGAAGTTGGAATTTAGATCCAATATAGTTTAACCGCTGTATTTTCATCGTCGCTAACCCTAAAAGTTCCAACAATTCGGCCTTTTTCTTACCACGAGTATCAATGTTTTTCTCCTGGCATATTTTTCGTAGTTCTTTTACGGTATCCATTTTATTAAGTCATACATATAGTCTTTTAATTCAATTTTATTTAACATAATACTATAATATTAAATATAATTGGTTAATTATTCTATTGGAATTATGGATTTAGCACAAAGAAGACTGACAAAATTTGAATGGGAATCCATTGAAATGCCGGAAAGCGAAAAAGAGATGAAGATATTAAAAATGATCTGCAATGGTTATCACGATCTGAACATACACCATAATCAAACGACCTCTATTTTGTCGTTCTTGAAAATGGATGTATCGTTGTTAAATGCAGAGTATTTGAATTGCATCAATGTTTACATTTATAATACCTACCTTACGAAAAAAATCGATGAAATAGTCAAGACCTTTTCCAAAAAGGGTTTTGTTTTCAAAATACCCGAGCCCAAGACAAAAATGAAAATAAAGAAGGCTGATATGATAAGATTTAATTCGACGAAACAATTGAATTCAGATATATTTGAGTTTTTGCTTTTGGATGAGATCGCGCATTTTTACAAAAACAAGAGTTTTCATTACTTTACCTTGTTCAAGCTATTCCAAAATAATATCAAAAATCTCAACAGTTTTGTTTTTGATATTGTCTCTTATTTTCTCCAAACCTTTGAGACCGAGGTTTCGTTTAAGGAAATTGTTTACAACTGTAACGAATATATCGAAAAGAACGAAATTCTTACAAAATACTCTGATGTCGCATTATACGATCACCAGAAACAGTTGTTTTTTTCTATACAAACTCCAAATCCCAAATTGATTTTTTACATTGCTCCAACCGGTACTGGAAAAACATTGTCTCCTATTGCCATCAGTAACAAATTTAAGGTTATCTTTGTCTGTGCAGCAAGACACGTAGGACTCTCTTTTGCTAGAGCGTGTATTTCGATGGGTAAAAAAATTGCGTTTGCATTTGGGTGTCAAACGGCAGATGATATCCGCCTTCATTATTTTGCAGCAAAGGATTATGTAAAAGACCGTCGTTCTGGTGGAATCTACAAAGTGGACAACTCGGTCGGAGACAAGGTCGAGATTATCATAAGTGATTTGCAATCATACCTTTCTTCAATGCATTATATGATTGCGTTTAATAGCCCAGACGATATTTTACTATATTGGGACGAACCAACCATTTCTCTTGATTATCCAGACCATCCCCTGCACGCAGTTATTAAAAAAAATTGGTCGGAGAATCTAATCCCAAACATCATACTTTCGTCTGCCACTCTACCAAGGCCCGATGAAATCGGTAATACTATTGATGATTATGTTACAAAATTCAACGGCGATGTTCTGACTGTGGAGAGTTACCATTGTCGAAAAACAATACCGTTATATGACAATGTTGGATCTGTTGTACTCCCTCATTTAATAACAACCGACTATCATCAAATGAAAGATATTGTTAATAATTGCTTTCAACATTTGACAATGTTGCGATATTTCGAATTGACCGAAGTGACAAACTTTATTCAATATGCAATAGCAAATAATGTTGTCTCACAACAATATATCTTGGAAAGGTATTTCACTTGTTTAGATGAAATAACCACAAAGAACATCAAGATGTATTACTTGAATATATTACGAGAAATCACAGAGGATCTTTGGAGTATAGGTGGTTGGGAGACACGTCCAAAAATGGAGGGAGAATATGCAACTCTTATTACCACAAAAGACTCGTACACTTTAACCGATGGTCCGACGATTTTTCTTACAGAAAATGTCGAGAAAATTGCCAAATTCTGTATTCAGCAAGCTGAGATTCCACAGAAAACAATGGATGATATTATGAAGCTTATTGAAATAAATAATGATGTTCAAGAAAAAATAGTTATTTTGGAAAAACGAAAAGAAGATTTGCAGACAAGAGGAGAACCAAGAGAACAGACCAAGAGCGAGGATTTGGAAAATTCGAAGCAAGTGAATATAAAAAAGGATAATGAAAATGCCAAAGGGGTTCCGGCCATTAATCGAGAATTGGCAATGCTTCAACAGCTTATCAAACCAGTGTTTCTAAACAACATCTTTATACCGAACAAACTAGAACACGCCAAGAAATGGGCTCCGACTGCTAACCCTGGATTTACAAGTGATATCGACGAGTTGACGATTATCAGAATAATGACATTGGAAGTCGACTATAGCTGGAAAGTTTTATTGCTCATTGGGGTTGGTGTTTTTTCTACGCAAACAAATGCAGATTATACTGAAATAATGAAACAATTGGCAAGCGAACAAAAACTGTTTTTGATTATTGCGCATAGTGACTTTATTTATGGAACAAATTATCAATTTTGTCACGGGTATTTAAGCAAGGACTTGGCGATGACTCAAGACAAGACTATGCAGGCAATGGGTAGGATCGGTCGCAATGGCACTAATTCTACATATAGTGTTCGGTTTCGAAAAATAGAACAAATCCATACATTGTTTTATTCCGCGCAAGATAAACCAGAAGTTATCAATATGAATCGTTTATTTTGTTAATTAAATATTAAAAATATATATACTTTATAATTAATGATATTTCCACAAGACGTATGGACTCATATTTTTTCTTTTTTGGATATTAAAAATTGTCCACTATATCACAATGTAGATAGATTCTTTGAAAGAATGTGCAATTCGTCTTTAATTATGATTTCAAATGATCAACCTGATATGAATTTTAAATTGTATTTTTATTACTTTACTCTATACAATATAAAAAAGTTTGCAGAATTTACTTGTCGAATAAAAATAAGTATGCTTACAGAATCTATTGAAAACGCGTACAATCGCTCTCAAGAAGAACCTAGTGAATATTTAGATTTCATTGAATTGCAAGAGATGGCATTGGGACAATGTGAAATGCATTTGGCCATAATAAATGAAAAAACAAACCGGGAAATATATAATTATTTTGCAAATCAAAATTTTTCCTCTTTTAATTCATTATTGTCATTGTTTGAAGACACGTGTTATCGTTCCATCGCAGAAGAATTCTCCAAATATAATGGGAAAGAAATTTATTCGATTACTAATTTTGAAGACATTTCAAATGAACGTATGGTCGAGCAATATATACGCCGAGATGTAACATACTATAAGACGTGTCAATTTAATAAATTATTCTACTGCCGTTCCGAAAGAATGTTAGTTATTATGACCCCCGAATATGGAACACCATACAAAAATCATAAAACATTGGACGAAATCGTGGATGAGACCGAATGGCATACATATGGTATTCGAAGTGCAATAAGAGTACCCAATTCTTTTTGGGATAATACGATTGAGCGAGTAAGACCAAAATGTTCATATCTTCATTCTATGGAATGGTTTATTCGTGATTGTTACACTTCCAAATATTACAACAAACATTATCAAAGCAAACGAAAATTATGTGACAAAAGTTTATCTATTTATGAAAATATATACAGGTACAAGTTTAATGTTATGAGAGACTAAATACTAGATTGTCTGCATAAAGCACAACGATGATTCCATCTTGTAACACAACCTTGGCAAAACAAATGAATACAATTATATCTATGTTCCATATGCACTGGATTTTCATTGCATATAGAACAAATTTCAGGGGCAGGTGGAGCCTGGACTACAGGAAGGGTTAGATCTGCTTCACTTAACACTGTAATATGGAATCTTACTCCGCGACGCATTTCTTCCAATTCTTCCTTCTTCATAAAAGATATCATCTGCTGGTTTGTGACAATATTTGTATCCGATTTAAGGTAAGAAATATTTCCGACATCTCTAAAAACTCTTGCGTAGAAAGTGCAATGATATTCGCCGACAACCTGAATTTGATTGTGAATGTAGTGAAACATACTCATATGTGCACTTGGGATCGCATCAGCCAGCTCGGAATATGGTAATCCTCTATCCAACACAATTTCCACTCGTTCAGAAGGCAATATCTGGAAACAATTTCGAATCTCGTCATTCATCTTATTTAACGTCATATCGACATTCCAGTTTAAATTAATATGCATCTGGATACTGCGAAAACCATAGGCAAGCTTCAATGTAACTCTTGGTGAAATCATCTTTTATATAATATTATATGTGAATTACATTTCAATTTTTTAAATTAGAAATTTATTGTCATAATATATATGGAAGGTCTAGCAAACGAATTACGCGCAAATTTAGAGAGTCATCTTGAGATATTAAAGAGTGTAGGATGTGACGAATTAAATGAAATGATTCATTTACTTGAACAGATTATATCAGATATACCGGTGACAGGTTCACAAGTGGGTGGCGGAAAGGAGGCTATTTTTGTTTGGATTCTATTCATTTATTTATTTTCCTTTGTCTCTGCATTCCCATTTACGGTTTTAGATCATAAGCCAGATGGACCAGAGATAATTTCACATTTAACTTTGATCCCTCAATCCACATTAAGATCAACCCGAGTAACAAGACCAACAAGATCTACTATTACTTTATCCAAGTCTGAAAAATCACTTACACAAAGGCAAAAACAACTTGAAGAACATAAAAAACAACTAGAAGAACTCAAAGAAACTGTCAAAGAATATGCCGTAATTGTTTCAAACATTCTTCCTAATTTGATGAAAACAAAGCATATGCAAGATGCCAAAAAATTAATATTTATATTTGGGTTAGCAGACCCTAATAAGATTGTATACAATATAAACGGGTGTTTGGATATGATGATAGATTCTTGTAAATCAAAAAACAATATAATATCTCTTTTTCGCGAAATAAAATTTGAAAGGAGATATTCGGTAAGTATTTTTACGTTTGCAAAGAGAGTCGCTGAACGAGGGATTAAAAAGGAGATTTTGAATATTGGTTTCTTTTTTTGGTCAATTTCATTTGTATCAGACTCTCTAACAATAATAAATAAGTATTGGAAGAATGATGTAAAATTGTTGAAAGATATCAAAGAGGTTATGAAATCTTTTGATATCGTCAGTAAAAATAATCTTGCCGCGATGTTTTTGGAAAAATATTACAAGTTTTTAAAAAGGGTTGTCAATATAATGATACATGTTGTTTTTTTTATTAATGAAAATTTAAAAATTACAGGAGGAAGACAACGTAAAAAGCAAACTAGGAGAAAACGTAAGTTTAATTACTATAAGCGAGACCACCCATACCACTCATAATACGAAGGATGTTGTAGTTGGTAGCATAAACACGGACCTTGGCAGTCTTTGTGCCTTCCACTGTGGCATTGGACAAGACCAATTGAAGGGTGGCGTTATCAATACGTGAGAAGTTGCAAGTTCCGGAAGGCTGGTGCTCTTCTGGGCGAAGGGCGAAAGAATATACGTTGATACCTTCATCAGGAGTACGAGTGTGGCATTGGTAAGGAGTGACCCAAGAGAAATAAGATCCTTCTCTCTCAGAGAAACGATCTTGGCCGTTAAGTTGAAGCTTTCCAGTAACAACTGGGTTAAGACCCCAACAGTGAAGAGAAAGGGATGTTTCTGCCAACACAAAGGTTCCTGCATCTGAAACAGTCGAGTTGTTGTTTCGACTGGCGTTTGATGGGCCGTACAAAAGACCGGTAGTAGGATCCAAGACTGGGTTTGGGGAGATGGTAGGAAGACCACCGTTGATGATATTGTTCAATAGAGGATTGTTGGAAACATTGCTTAGATCTGGGTTTCCACCCAAATTGGCCTCGTAGTAAGGGTTGTGAGGACCGTGCCAGTAACCAGTGAAATCACTGCTGATCTGAGCATCTAGGGCACCGGCATCATCGAAAAGACCGCGTGCATCAATGAAACCATAATCTCCGCCACCAACTTCATTTGGTCCACCAAAAGCGTGGATAGCATTTGGTAGTGCGTCAATAGCATCAGTATAGTTAAATGGTTGTGCACCCAATACCTTGTATAGAAGAGCATCGCACACCAAAGAAGAACAGTAGTCGACGTTCTGATCAGGCTGAACCACCCAAATGAGTTCTTTTACTGGGTGATTGAAGTTCAACTTGATCTTGTTAGAAGAAGAACCAACTGATTCATCACCAGTGAATTGTAGTTGTTGGATCAAATACTCGTGGGGGTTTTGGGCCATACGTCTTCGCTCATCAGTATCCAAAAACACATAGTCAACATAAATGGAGGCAGCAACCAAAGATTGATTGTATGCAATAG